CTGTAGATTCAATGACAGTTGTTTTTACAGGTGCAGACCAAACAATTATATCTTTATTGTTAAACAATGATTACATGGATAAAGAAGCAGAAGTTTACAAAGGTTTTTTAGATGCTAATCAAGCATTAATTGCTGATCCATTTTTATTATTTAAAGGACGTATTGAATCTTTTGCTATTGACGAAGATGCTAATTCATCACAAGTATCAGTAAGTATAGCATCACATTGGTCAGATTTTGAAAAAGAAAAAGGTAGAAAGACAAATACTAATTCACAACAATTATTTTTTAGTAGTGATGTTGGTTTTGATTTTGCATCACAATCAGTAAGAGATATTAAATGGGGTAGGTTATAATGCAAGAGGTGGTTAATCTTTATAGGCTATATCCAAAGTATAATAATATTAGTGATGCTGAATTAAGATTATATCTTATGCCTAGTATGAAACTAAGACAGTGCAAAACACATTATGAAGATGAAGAAGTTATAGGTTTTACAAATTGGGCTTTTTTATCTGATGAAGCACAAAAAAGATTTAAAAAAGAAGGTTGGTTAAAAGAAGAAGAATGGTTAAGTGGGAATCACATTTGGCATATAGAGACAATATGCAAACGTAATTTAAAACAAATTATTAAATGGACAAAAAGAAATTTTGCAGAAATATATGGTGTTGGCAAAGCTATTAATTGGTTAAGAGTTGATAACGACAAAGAGATAAGAAATGTTGTTAAAATACATACAAAAGAGAGTTGGTTATAATGGGTGGTGTTGTAGGAAAAGCAGTCAGTGTAGCAGTTGGTATTGCAAAAGGATTTAGTGCCGCTAAAATTATTGGTGGTATCGTTTTAGGTGCGGCGGCAACAAAAGCTATTGGTTGGATATTACCAAAACCAAAAATAGATGAATTTGACATACCACAATCAGAAACAGCACAAGGTGTATTAATTAACAAAGCATCTAATAATGCTCAAATACCTGTTGTTTATGGAGAAAGAGAAATAGGTATTACTAGAGTATTTGTAGAAACATCTGGTACAGATAATCAATACCTTTATATGGCGGCTGTATTATGTGAAGGTGAAATAAATTCAATAGAAGAAATTAAAATAGATGACAAAGCTGTAACATGGGCTGGTGCATTAGCACATCACGCAACAGTAGAAGTTAATAATTCAGATAGTAATTTTTACAAAGATGGTGCAAGTTATATTCAAGTAGAAACATTTTTAGGTAAAGACGGACAAACTGCATCTGATATTTTATCTAACTCTACGAACTGGGGTACTAATCATAGATTAAGAGGTGTTGCTTATCTTGCTTTTAGGTTCAAATGGAATCAAGATATTTTTGGTTCTTTACCAGATATAAAAGTTAAAATAAAAGGTAGAAAAGTTTTTGATCCTAGAGATTCATCTACAGCCTTTTCTGCTAATTCTGCATTATGTTTATTAGATTATTTAAGAAATGACAGATATGGAAAAGGTTTAGCTGATTCTGATTTTGAATCTAGTTTTTCTTCTTTTGCTACTGCGGCTAATACTTGTGACACACAAGTTACTCCATTTTCAAGTGGATCAAATATTAATTTATTTGAAACTAATGCAGTTGTAGATACATCACAAAAACTAATTGAAAATGTAAAAAAACTTCTAAATCCAATGAGAGGAATATTTACTTATAACAGTGGAGTTTATAAATTAATTATAGAAGGCACAGGATCAGCAACATTTACTATAACATCTGATAATGTAATTGGTGGTATTAAAATAAATGGTGAAACTAAAAACAATAAATTTAACAGAGTTATAGGTACATTTGTAAATCCTGATAAAAACTTTCAAGAAGATACAGTTTCTTTTCCACCAGCAGATGACTCAGGTTTAGCTAGTGCAGACCAACACGCAACAATGAAAACAGCAGATAACAATACTGAGTTATTAGGTAATTTTGATTTTCCAGCAGTAACTTCACCATATCAAGCAGAAGAACTTTGCGAGATTATTTTAAGACGATCAAGAGATGCATTGGCAGTACAATTAACTTTAACATCAGAATTTTTAGAAATTACTGTAGGTGATATTGTTAATCTTACTTATGCTACAGCCGCTTTTAGTGCAAAACCTTTTAGAGTTATTGATCTTACTATTAATGCAGACTTAACTGTAACAGTTGAATTAGTAGAACATCAAGATTCAATTTATACTTACGCAACAAAAACACAAGCACCGACAATCGCTGATACGAGTTTACCAAATGTAAATATAGTACAAGCACCAGCGAGTGTAACTTTAGATGATACTTTAATTGAATATAATGATGGAACTGTAATTGTTGCTTTAGATATTACAATCGGTGCATCACCAGATAACTTTGTAGATTTCTACCAAGTAGAATATAAATTAAGCACAGATTCAAATTTTATCATTTATGCACAAGGTTCAGGATTAAATCACAGGGTTTTAAATGTAATTGACCAACAAGTGTATGATGTAAGGGTAAAAGCTGTATCTAGTTTAGGAGTTTCATCAACTTATGTAACAGCACAAAGAACTATTGTAGGTGCTATTGCACCACCATCAGATGTAACTGATTTTTCATGTAATATTCTAGGACAAGAAGCACATTTAGGCTGGGAACAAATACCAGATTTAGATTTAGCATTTTATAATCTAAGGTTCTCAGAAGAAACTGATGGAACTGCTGATTGGCAAAACTCAGTTGCTTTAGTAGAAAAGGTATCAAGACCAGCAACGTCAATATCTGTACCAGCTAGAACAGGAACTTATCTTATTAAGGCAGTAGATAAATTAGGTAACTTTAGTTCTAATGCAACAGCGATTATTTCAAATGTTACTGGTGCTTTAAATTTTAACGCAGTTGCTACACAAGCAGAACACCCTACATTTGCTGGAACATTAACAAATACAGTAATCACAGACAATGCGATTGAGTTAGATTCTTCAGAATTATTTGATGCGGCTAGTGGAAACTTTGATGATGAAACCACAAGATTTTTTGATTCAGGTGTTTCTAATTCTGATTTTTTTGCAAGTGGTAATTACGAATTTGCTAATGTGGTTGATATAGGTGCTAAACATACTGCGAGAATTACAGCATCTTTGACACAAACATCAGATAATCCTGATGATTTATTTGATAACAGAACTGGTAATTTTGACAGTGCTTCTTCAAACTTTGACGGAGATACACCAGCAAACTGCAACGCACATATTGAAATTGCAACTTCAGACGATAATGTAACATACACAGATTTTAGAGCATTTGTTATTGGTGAATATACCGCTAGATATTTTAAATTTAGAGTAGTCTTAATTTCAAGAGATGGTGCTTCAACACCTGTGGTCTCAGAAGTTACAGTAACAGTTGATATGCAAGATAGAATATTTAGTGGAAATGACGTAGTTTCTGGCACAGGAACTAAATCAATAACATTTACTAACCCATTCAAAAGTGCTAATTATGCAGTGGGTGTAACAGGGCAAGGTATGGCAACAGGAGATTATTTTACTGTTTCAAACAAAACAATTAATGGTTTTGATGTTGCATTTTTTAACAGTTCAAATACAGGAGTATCTAAAACTTTTGATTTTATTGCAAAAGGATTTTAAAAGGAGTATAAAAAAACATGGCACAAGCAACAGATTTTACAATAGCAAACCAATCGTTTCCAAGTTTTAGAACTGATTTAAATTCAGTTTTATCGGCTGTAAATACAATGAACTCAGGAACATCAAGACCAGCTTCAGCAGTAGCGGGTACAATGTGGCTAGACACAACTTCAGCTACTTCACCAACTATAAAGTTTTTTGATGGATCAGATGACATTAGTTTTGCAACAATAGATTATTCAGCTAACACAGTTAATTTTATAGATAGTACAGTTTCACTTGCTACACCATTAGCGATTTCAGGAAATGCAACTGCTGGTGCAGAGATTAGATTACCAGAGGATACAGATAATGGATCAAACTATGTTGCACTTAAAGCCGCAGATACTATAGGGTCTAATTTAACTTTAACTTTACCAAGTGCAGATGGTACTTCAGGACAAGCAATAACTACTAATGGCTCTGGTGCATTATCGTTTTCAGATGTAGCCGCAGACTTAACAGCAGTAGCTTCAAACATTGTTCCTGATAATACAGATACTAGAGATTTAGGAACTACATCAAAAGTTTGGAGAAATATATATACTGGAGATTTACATTTATCTAATGAATCTAAATTAGAGGGGAACTCTGTAGATGGTACTAAGGGTAATTGGACAATCCAAGAGGGTGCTGACAATCTTTACTTATTAAATAATAAATCAGGTAAAAAATATAAGTTTAAAATAGAGGAGATTTAATATGGCTTTTATCTCCAATGGAACAACCATATTAGACAATGGTGCATTTAGTGTAAATTTGGGTGGGCAAGTTTTATTAGCTACTGCCACAGCTTCTAGTTCAGCATCAATAGAGTTTACAAGTGGGATTGATAGTACTTATGATGTTTATCAGTTTGAGTTTATTAATATTCACCCAGCAACAAATGGTGCAAATTTTAATTTTAATTTAAGCACAGATAGTGGTAGCAATTATAATGTTACCAAAACTACTACACATTTTAACGCACAACAAGATGAAGCTGGTACATCATCAGGTATATTTTATGATACTGCTGGAGACTTAGCACAATCAACAGCAGACCAACCTTTATCAAGAGGTTTAGGTAATGATAATGACCAATCTGTATCAGGAACATTGCAAATGTTCAGTCCGTCAAGTACCACATTTGTAAAGCATTTTATTTTTACTTTAAATCATTATAATAATAGTGATTTAACAGTAAATAATTTTATAGCTGGATATGGTAATACCACTTCTGCAGTAAATGCAGTTAAATTTGTTATGTCGTCAGGCAACATAGACGCTGGAACAATTAAAATGTATGGGATAAAGGGATCATAATATGGCAGTCGTATCAGGTGGAACAACATTAATAGACAATGGTGCTTTAGATTCAGCAGTACCAACAGGTGCTTTGATATTACTTAGTACACAAACAGCTAGTAGCAGTGCATCTATTAGTTTTACATCTGGGATAGATAGCACATACAAAAGTTATATTTTTAAATTTATAAATATTCACCCCGCAACTGACCAAACATTTTTAAAGTTTCAAGCAGATACTGGTACAAACACAAGTTATAACCAAACTGTAACAACGTCATATTTTACAGCTTTTCACAGCGAATCAGGATCTTCTTCATCTCTTGCATACAATTCAAGCAATGCTTTACATCAAGAAACAGATTTTATAACTATTGCAGATAGAACTGGAACAGATAACGATCAATGTATTTCTGGCACACTTCAAATATTTCAACCATCAAGCTCAACTTTTGTTAAACATTTTATTGCTGATACAAATTGTTATGAGCAAAGTGATTTTTCATCTAGAGTTTTTGTAGGTGGTTATTTTAATATAACAACAGCTATAACAAGATTTCAATTTAAAATGTCATCAGGCAATATGGATAGCGGTATCATCAAACTTTATGGAGTGAAATAATGGGATTAATTAGTAACGGAACAACAATCTTTGATAATGGTGCTATGGCATCTGGCTTTGGTGGGTCTATGGTATTAATATCATCTGCGACTGCATCAAATACTTCAAGTATAGAGTTTGCTTTAAGTACATTTAAAGAATATAGATTTTTTTTTATTAATATTGATCCAGCTACAAATAATGGAAGATTAATGTTTAATTTAAGTACAGATAGTGGATCAAATTATAATGTTACAAAAACAACAACATTTTTTGATAATTATCATGGTGAAGATGGAGCAGGGGGTGTATTAAGATATGTTACTGCTGGTGATCTTGCACAAAGCACATCAGACCAAAGAGTTACAGATCAAGTTGGCAATACAGATGGTGCTGGTGCGGCAATCATGTCACTGTTTGATCCGTCTAATACTACATTTGTAAAACATTTTTTAGGAGTTGCTCAATCTGCAAATGGAGATACTTCTCCAACTTTTAGTATAAATAATTATTTTTCAGGTTATGCAAATACAACAAGTGCATTAACTAATATAATATTTCGTATGGATAGTGGTAATATAGTAAATGGTAAGATATTGATGTTTGGATTAAACTAATATAACATGGAGAAATTATGGCACACAAAATAGTAAATGGACAACAGGTAGAGCTAACAGCAGATGAGATAACTGCAATAGCCGCACAAGAACAAGCATGGAATGATGGGGCTAAAGATAGAGCAGTAGCAGATTTAAGAAAAAAAAGAGATAGATTACTTGCACAAGATGATTGGCGTGTAATTAAAGCTAAAGAAACAGGTTCTACACTTTCAACATCATTTAAAAATTACAGACAAGCATTAAGAGATTTACCTTCTACTGTTACTGATGAAATGTCAGCAGAAGATGTAGCTAATATTGTATTCCCTACAGAATAGTATTGCAACGCTTACACAACTAATAATATAAATAATTTTTTTTAAAGATTTACTTGAATTGATCTGATGGTTTGTTAAATGGGAAGCCTAAACTTAACAAGGAGAATCTAATGGAAAGATCAATTAAAGAAGTAGTAAAAGATGCGGTAGAAGAACTTATCACAGACAATGCTATTATTATTGAAGATGACAATGGTAACAGAATCCACGATTTGGTTATTAATGTTGTCAATAATGAAGAAGAAGTTGAAGATGAGGACTTTGACAATGAAGAAGAAGATGATAATGAATAAGTAATTATCTAGGAAGGCACAAATTTTAATGGAGTGCCTATGGACTACAAAGACTTTAAAAAGTATTTACAAGATCAAGTTAAAAGAACATTATCTGATAGTTTATCTAGCTACTCTGCTAAATTAAGAAACTCACGTCCAAGAGCAAAGGACAACATAATTAACCCAAAGCAAAAAGGCATATGATTTGTAAGAAAATGATTTGTATGAAGAGAATTAAAAAGGCTATCTGTAGAGTATTATTGCCTATTGTAGCAAAATGGGAAAACAGAATGTGGAAAGTCTTATACCAAAGACCAAGACGATATTGTGAGTGTGTAAGTGACAAAGAGTTTATCCATCATGTAAAAAACAATTTACCAAATAAGGATCAATTTAATGATTAGATTTTTATTAGCTTTTATGCTAATTTGTTCTTTTACTTATGGCGATACTACTCAAAATAATACTTCTGGGTCAAACACTTCAATCGCTGGCGGATACACAAACTCAACAACTTATCAATCAGGATCAAGCAGTACTTCAAATACTACAAACAGTAGCACCAGTAATATTAAATCAGCACCACCATCTGCTTATGCACCTAGTGTATCCAGTTCAGGTATTGATGTATGCTCCGTAGGGGGTAGTGCTGGTATTCAAACTTTTGGACTTGGTATATCAGGTGG